CAGATGCTGGGCGGTGCTCGGTGCTCGGGATGCTGGGCGCTGCTGGGTGCTCGGTACAGGGTGAAGCAATCCAGATGCTGGGTGATGCTGGGTGCTCGGGATGCTGGGCGGTGCTGCTGGGTGAAGCGATCCAGATGCTGGGCGGTGCTCGGTGCTCGGGATGCTGGGCGCTGCTGGGTGCTCGGTACAGGGTGAAGCAATCCAGATGCTGGGCGCTTCTCGGTGCTCGGGATGCTGGGCGGTGCTGCTGGGTGAAGCAATCCAGATGCTGGGCGGTGCTCGGTGCTCGGGATGCTGGGCGCTGCTGCTGGGTGAAGCAATCCAGATGCTGGGCGGTGCTCGGTGCTCGGGATGCTGGGCGCTGCTGGGTGCTCGGTACAGGGTGAAGCAATCCAGATGCTGGGTGATGCTGGGTGCTCGGGATGCTGGGCGGTGCTGCTGGGTGAAGCAATCCAGATGCTGGGCGGTGCTCGGTGCTCGGGATGCTGGGCGCTGCTGGGTGCTCGGTACAGGGTGAAGCAATCCAGGTGCTGGGCGCTGCTCGGTGCTCGGGATGCTGGGCGCTTCTCGGTGCTCGGGATGCTGGGTGAAGCAATCCAGATGCTGGGCGGTGCTCGGTGCTCGGGATGCTGGGCGGTGCTCGGTTGCTTCTCGGTGCTGGGCGCTGCTGGGTGCTCGGGATGCTGGGCGCTTCTCGGTGCTCGGGATGCTGGGCGGTGCTGCTGGGTGAAGCAATCCAGATGCTGGGCGCTTCTCGGTGCTTCTCGCTGCTGGGCGCTTGCATATACGCGCAGCCGCCGGCGCCCGCGGACGGGGACGCGGCCGAGCACGGCGCGGGGTCAGGAGCAAAAGAATGGAAGTTTTAAGATGTTCCAACGATTGATTATTACACGATTAGCAGTCTCTTAATGGAATAAATATATTTTACCGTCATATAGAGTAAATCGTAAAAATCACGCAGAGCGTGACTATTTTTTAAAATGTAAAATTATGTCCGATTTTCTATACAAGAAAAAAACGCTTTAAATTTCTGTATATGTTAAATAAACTAAACAAAATACAACAAAACAACACGACGACAAATAATAACAAGCACAGTTTGTGACTAAATATACAAAGCGCAGGAATAGCGATTCGGTATATGAACAACTAAACCTGCGCAAGCTTTATAAAAAAGTGTCGATTTACAATACAAGGAACATACTGGAGAACATTTCAGAAAGTTCATTTATCCCTTTTGATACTTCCCTTATCTCAACCTTATTAAAGAGAAATGGACTCCCGTTTTTCATCGGCGATATACATATTTTACACCTGAATGTTTGCATTGATATTTTCTCTATGTATGTTTCATAAAAATAAGGGAGGTTTATAAACTGCCTTAATTCCTGCAAAGCCATAGAAACATTTCTGCGAGATTCTAAATCATATTCAGGCTCTTCTACTGGTAGTTTTAAAGACTCAAGTTTTTCACAAATGTGGCGAATGCCTTTATTCATCAAGTCTACATCTTCTTGCGATATAGACGCGCGCAAACCGTACTTTGCGAATAGGCTCGTTTTATTATCAAACCATGATCGCCCCAGGCCAACAGCCTCGAGCGAAAAATATCTTGTAACCAGCACTTTTCTTAGAACCGGTATTGCTTCATATACATTTACTTCCATTACATTATTTTTAAATCAATGGTACAAAGTTAATCACATTTTACATATAAACAAAATTTCCTCGGTATTATTTAACATATTTTGTAAAATGGAGGTCTAAATTTTATCTACCATGTCTGTTTTAATATTATTTATATATTCTGTTTTTGCATATTGGATATTCTTGAATAACTTTGTAAAAAATAACATTACGCAGTGAAACATACATTAAACAAAATAGAAACAGAATCGATATCCGAACACGTCGAGGATTATCATAGCCTTCAATGCGCCAGCCATCACAAGGGCGACAGCGACGAAGCCTGCAACGAGCGTAGCGCATACGGCATGCGCTTCAAGCCGGCAGATTCTTGTAAGGAGAAAGTCCCGAAGACTATTGGCAAACATACAGACAAGTATAGCGAGCCGAGAAGCGTATGGGAACGTATTCGATTTATAACGCCGAATGAAGACCACAGACCAGTCGTTTGGGGAGAGCGACCTTTCTGGTGCAGTGGGAAGTGCGCGAGTGGATATATAATGATTGGGTTTATACGGGATACGGATACGCTTCAAAGGTACTATCCGGAAGTCGCAGAATATGAAATCTGCGAGCGTGGATTAAACGAGCCCTACTTTACGGATAGATTCCCGAAGCCGTTGAAATGGGAATCTTATAAATTGGATTAAACCTGGATTGCAAAATTAGAATGAACATTTCAATAGAAAATCTGATTTATATATCCGTAATGATTATCGGACTTATGTTTGTTATCACAAGAGATAATGCTAATTCCAGTTTCGGGAGCAGCCGCGATTGGGCTATTTTGTTCTATCTCGTTTTTGGGTGTTTCTTTACCCTCATTTATGGAGGGCTCTTTTGGTGGTGACGTATGAGGGTTAAAATAGACCTTACGCGAAGTGCAAACTGCAGAGAATTAAGAAGGCCACTATGCTGCACATGTAAGTATTGCAAGCCAAGGCTTTCTTGCAATCCCGTACGAGTATGGAATGAGTGCGAACTGAACGGAGAAGTTACACCAGCCACGAGCTGCGACATGTACCGTTTTAGAGAAGCAGTTAAATGACCAGCGAGAGGATAATAGAGAAAGAGGTGTGCCTTCTGATTAGGTAATTACTTTTTTTAAATAGTAGCAAATGTTATGGAGAAGAATGAATTGATTGCGTTTATCTCATGCAAGATGAACGATGAAGAACGAAAGTTTACCGAGTGCGGATACGGCAACGGGTATGTTGCAGTTCCACCAGACCATCCTTATGCGCGCGTCCGTTTCGACGATGAGAAATTGGACTGGCTATTCGTGCATGGTGGAATTACTTATTCAGAGCCTGCGGATTTAGAGGAAGGGATTTTCTTACTCGAGGACGCGGAGTTTGTTGGAGGTGGCTCGTTTGTACCAGATGATTACTGGGTGTTTGGATTTGATACGTGTAGAATCGGCGACAATCTTGAAACATGGGGGAAGGAGAGGCTGATAAACGAAACCTTATTCCTGAAAAAGCAATTAGAAATTCCGTACATCACGAATGAAAGTAGAGATTTACGAACCAAAGACTTTTGCTGCCATGATTAGACTTCAAGATTATGTAACGCTCGAACAAGCCATTGTCTTGAACGATGCTGGATATAGAGAGAAAACTTATGGAGTGTATTGCTTCGACGACGAAAGTAAAGGGCATGCCTTGATGGTAAACATCCACGAGGCTGATCATAATGGACGGATGAAAGGCATGGGCTTTTCCGCTCCAACAATATGGGAAGCCATAGAATGGATCTCGGCAAATACGTCTATCCAGTTTAATCTGATTTATACGAATGTGGGATATGTTGGATACATTACCGCTGCAAGCGATACAGACGATGAACTCCAGAGTGTTAATCCAGGAGCAAACTGGATGCACGACACTATGCACAAGGCTGCAGTACGTGCGCTTGAACTCGCAATCGAGAAGTTGAAAGACGAGGTATTGCGTTGCATGTTAGACAATAATTAATCATAATATAGAGTAATATGAAGAGTAGTACTTACGTAAACAACAACGTCACATTAGCGTGTGCTAAGACGTTGAAGCAACTTGGTTTTCACGAGGTCTGCGAATCGTTCTATGTAGAATCGGAAGAGCTCGAGAACGGAAACAAGTTATACACGAGAGCCGGATTATTCTGGGATTACAACGAAAAGATAGAAGAGCCTACGGATGATGCCATATTCTATTCAGCCCCTACTCTTGTAGATGCGATGGAGTGGCTTTACAACAAGCACGCCGTAGCGAGTAGCGCGTTTTGTTTGTGGTTTGGTTGTTTTAACGCGGACGTCACAGATGCTCTTTCAGGAAAACTCGTTAGGCATCACACCCAATGGTTAGACAGCCCGACGAAAACATTGTCGAAATCTGTTGAGTCCGCTGCAGAGTATGCCCTGCAGAACATTAACAATAGAGAGAATCGTATGTTCCTTAAAAAAGTAAAGGGGCAGAATGTTAAAGTAAAGGAACAGAGTATTAAATAACCACGCACGTATGAGCCACAATCAAGCAATAGAAGAGTTATACGTGCCAGTTGGCGAAGAAGTGTCGCTGCATGACCTTGTGAGGGACGTGCGGCTTAAAGCTGTTGAAGGAGAGAAAGGGAATTGCATCGGGTGTTATCTGCGCAGTGCAAACCTTTGCTCCAGGAAGAGAACGATTTGTTCAGGGCTTAGCCGCCAGGACAAGAAGTATATTATATTCGTCAGAGTAGACACGCCGTAGCAGGAGCCACGTCGTCCTATCACTGCGGACAATTAATAGGGGACCACAACAAAACAAACGATATGATTGATTTTAGAGAACTTAAAAGCAGAATCGGGGCTGCAATGCACGCGCTTAAAGAACCACACGTGTATGTAGCATGGATTGGCAAGAAGGATGGAGTACGAAACGACTTCGTTTGCTATATATCCGAAGAGGGTTATAATGTATTGTTTCTCGACACCGTTGCGCAAAGCAGTTCGGCTATCGGGCTCGCCGTACACAATGCCGGGGAACACGGAGAGAGATTTACTTTTAACAGCAAAAAAGAAATACCTTTAGACAAGTGATTAAGATTATGAAGTACATGAAAGAAGAAGATTTGACCGAACACAGTGTGGAAGACTGGTGTAAGGAACAAATCGGATGGCTAAAACATTCAGTAGAAGCCGTAGAAGGCGATCAGGAATGGGAAGACCAAATGAACAGAACCATTCGTTTAATCGTGGATGGAACCGAGGATGGGAAGGACTACAAATCGGCCGCAGCGAATCTGCTGTGCAATGTTCTTAGTCATACACCACTGGCCGTAGAACTTGACGCGATTGCTATGTGCACCGTTCACGTAGACAGACCGGCTATCGCAGTGATGATTGTTTGCATCTTGTGGTACGAAGCCAAACAGCGTGGAAGTTATGACGTCTTTACAGAAGATGTCAAGCCGTTATTTTACGGAAAGACTTCGCCTGACGAATGGCGCGTGCCCTGGGAGAGCCAAAAGTATGTGACCAAAGACAACCGATTAAAAAACCTACTCGACAAAGATTCCTGCTTCAAAAGCCTTCGCTTCAAAGAGGACTCCAGACGGAAGTATGACAAAGTGCGAATGGTTTACTACGGCAGAGAATATCCGATTTGATAATATCCGATTCGAAAAGCGAAATAAGTAATAACTCAATCAGTAACAATTAAATAATTAATTGATATGGCAAAGAAAACAAAAGGCGTGCAGGAGGACGAAAAGTTGAAGCGCGCGAATGGTACTGGCAAAAAAGTCGACAAGGGAGCCAACGCCGATGTTAGCACGAAAGCTGGCAAGAAGGCCAACAAGAGCAAGGCAGAGGACAGTGTTCCTGGATGGGATGGATTTGAAGCGAAAGACCCGTCAGAGTTCAATGTAAAAGACATGCGCTCGAAGAAAGACAATGACGAGGACGAGCAGAGAGTTAAAGCCGTCACTAACGCGCTCAAAGTCCTCGGTGTTATAGTAGCCGACAAGCCTGATGATATAGGCATGTACATCGGCAAGATTGGAGGAAGCGTTGTGCTCTCCATTGGGTCGAAAGATAAGAAAGACCTTTCGAAGATGGAGAATAAGTTGTGCGCCATCTTATACGACGTTATGACACACATCCCTGCAGAGCAGGCAAGATTTATATTCTCGGCGTTTAACCGGGCATGCCTTCTCGCGGCAGCGAAGGACACCAAACTCAAAGAAGTCGGGGCGCAACAAATGGATAAGATGCTCGAGGCCTTGTTTGAATCCGCAAAAGACCAGATTGAAAAGATGGGAGCAGACATTAGACCTGGAGCGAAACGCAGCAAGGAAAGCGCCGATAATTAATTAAACGAAACCAACTAAGCAAAAGAAAGATGGATCACGAGAAAGAATTACTCGACCTTTTTAAGTCGAAAGATATTAATCCGCGGCTGTTCGCCACAAGACCATACAGCGACAGCGGTAGTGTGTACGCCACCGACCTTTATAGTGCCGTGCGAATCGAATCGTCTTTATGCGACGAGAAATACAAACCACAAGCCAAAGGCCCGTACATCAAGCATGAAGGTGAGTATTACCTGCTTAAATTGAGCGATATTCAATCCGCTTTAAAATGGCATGGACTTTACGACATTAAAGCAGAGAAGACCATCGAGGAAACGTGCCAGGAGTGCGAAGGAAAAGGCTCGGTGGCGTGGACCTATCACGGCGCCGATAAAGACTGGCACAGAAAGTTTGATTGCCCAGTCTGTCATGGAGCCGGCTACAAAACCTACAAGTTAGAGTTTAACACCGGAGAGAAAGGATATTCCGACGACTTCTCCGCGTCCTTCCAGTTGCATGACGGAGAGTATTGTATCTCATTGTACTATCTCGGACTGTTAGAGAAGGCCATGAAGTTGCTCGGAAAAGACCACGTGCTCATGGGAAATACCGATAAAGATTCGTTGCACTTCGTCCTCGACAAAGGGATTGACATCTTCATCGCTATGTACACCCCATACGACGATGAAAAAACTGTGATTTCTGTTGAAAAAATTAAAGGAAGAACGAACAGTTTAATAAATTAATTTGTATCTTTGACGCATAATAATCATACACTAAAAAGCATTATGGAAAGAAAGGTAAAAACACATGTAAGAAAGTCGAAAGACGAACATGGGAGAGTGGTGTATAACGCCATTTACTCAAAGCGTTTTATGGACTATCACCTGCAAATGAAAACCACTTGCCTTGATATATATAGCGCAAGAAAAATCTTAAAGGGCATTAAGCAGAAAGGAATCAAGACTATCATCGAAGGATTGAAAACGGGCAGTGGCGATGCACCCGTCGAGAAGGCCGTCGCTTCAAGCTGCAATCCCGAAACACCCAATACCATTTATACGGAAGAGGAAGGAGGTGCGTTATGAAATGGAAACTTGAAATCACGCGCGGCATCTGCTGCGTAATGATTGCAGGCGCCGCCTTCTGTCTACTGCACGCCGCATGGGGCCACTACAAAGGAGGTGAATACCCGGCATGCTTATTCTCGTTGTTTCTGGTTGGATGCCTGATCTACCATACCCACGTTTACTTTCGTCACTGCTTTCTCACGGACGACCTTGACGATATACTGAAAGGAATCGAAGGGGAGGACGTTTCGAAAGAAGACGAAACCAACTCGTAATAATTCGCGGACATGGATAGAGAACGATTTAACCTCGTTATCGTTGACGACCATCACGAGTGGGATGATATTCTGAATGGAATATGGGCCGAATATAAAGATGCCGCATACATCTACATCGACCATCGAATCAGTGAAGCCGCACAACACCTCGAGGCGAGTATCAACCAAGAAACCATCGTTATCATGGACTGCCGAATCGGGTTGTCGAGCGAAGGGCTGGACTTTATGCGCAGCGAAAGAAAGAAGAACAAGAGGCTGTACTTCATACTCACAACCAGCAATTTGCTTAGCACCATTTTCCAGGTACACCTGGAGTTCCTTGTGAACACGGACTATCTTTATCTTATCAAGAGCAACGACCTGAACGCCGTAGACAACAAGATAGCGTACATCCGCGAAAGATAGGCAGAACAGAAAGGAACAGATTGAGTAACAACTAATAACAAGTTTGCTACATGGATTTAATAATAACCTACTTCCGAAGAAGCCGAGCCATGAGAATCGTGGGAATAATCACCCTGGTATTGCTGATGTGCAACTGCGGCAAAGAATTGTCGGAATACCAAAGTCTAAGTGAAGACAACCGATGCGAAGCCATTACAAAGGCCGGCAAGCGGTGCAAGCGAAGGGCCCAAGTACAGAGCCACTATTGCTGGCAACATCAGAACTTAGAAAAGACTTACGGCCAAGACTAATATATAATATTTAATTTCAATTCATTCTTTTTCGGACGGACGGACGGGGCTGCAGCAAGTAGTTCTGTCCGTCCTTTATTTTATGTCGGAAGCCCCATAGATTTGCAAGGAACAAAAGATATTACCATGCAGCAAAATTTAGAACAAGCCCACGAACAAGGGAAACTTGAACTTGACAAGTGGGCCGCAAACATGATCAAGCGAATCCGCTTGAACTATCCTGTGCAGAAAATCTGGACGGGCGACGGAACCAGCGAAGGCCCCTACAAGGGATTCGCCTATCTGAACGTCGGATACAAAAGCAGTACGGGCGAATCATTCAAGAAGGAGAACATGTACTACAAAGTATTGAAAGGCGCAGGCGGCAACACCGTAGCCGTAGACTTCTTCTTTCGCCGATACCTGTTGTTTGTAGACTGGGGTGTGGGCGCCGGTCAGAAGAAAGAGCAAGTGCCCGAACACGGCGTACCCAAAATGACAAAACTCTATCACACGTGGGATGGATACGGCGACCGCCAGCGCCGCCCCGTTGTACTGGGTGCAATCCGAGGTGGTCAGTTCGGTATGCTGCGTATCCTGCAAGACTACTGGACCAAGCAAGCACAGATGGCCGTGCTGTCAGGATTCGGACACATGGACGCCAACGGCGAGTACGTGGAAGAGTTTGGTGACCTACAAAACGGGAAGTTCAAAGAGTGGAAGTAAACGAAATCCCTTTTGAAGTAAATAGCCCTGCCCTATCCTCGCGAACCAGCCAGGCCTTTGTCATACACTAAAAATTTGCAAATGTGAATGGATATAGATTAAAATAGCAAGCCCGAGCCGCAATGAAGAACTGGATACAAAAACGGACGAGGCAGCCCGGGCTTAGTTGCGGAGGTAGGACTCGAACCTACGGCCTTTGGGTTATGAGCCCAACGAGCTACCACTGCTCCATTCCGCGATGTTGCAACCTGCGGCCGGTACACAAACTAATCGAAGATGTGCCTCCGACCGCTGATTGCGTTGCAAATATACGATTTTATTTTATTATAAATGCAATATGATTAAAAATATTATTTGATTATTTAATCACGAATGTATTATAATCATATATCGTTTTTAATCAGAAAACATTTATTATCAGATATAAAACACTATCGTTACCTGCGTAAAGCAAATAAAAAAACGCCCCCGCGCGATTCCCATCGGGCCAGGGTTTTAGAGTAATATAATGCGTACATTAACCGGAAATAAATCAATTTACGGCCGTTGCTGTACTCATTCCTTTCGGCTCCAGCCTACGTAGGATTAAGTCCAGGCGAGTCATATTCTCGCGAGCCATATCCTCGTCAGCAGGGAACACCCTACCCGACTCGAACAAGCCCAGCCCTACCCCACTCTTGTCAGAGAGAGAGAATAACGTCTTGCCGTTAGACAAGCGAATTATATTGGTGATGTGCCCCTTTATCATGACGCCATGACTGGAAGCATAACAATTATCATTCACCCGGAGCAACTTCCATTGCTCGTTGTTTAAAAGTTCAGGGTCGATTTCGCGGACGGACTGACCCAATCTAATTTTGTTCATCATTCGAATTTAGATAAGAGCCGGCCACCTTCACAGGCAGCCGACCGAAATACTACTTATTGTTAAATTGTTCATACTACAAATCTGTTGCAAATATAACACGAATAAACCACACTCGGTTTATACGTCTGAAACATTTAAGGATTGTTCGGCAAATCCGTACTATCCTCGGCGTTCCCGTCGTCGTAGCCGCGCAGCCTGCGTTCTGCCTCCTGTTCCTCGGCATACTCCTTCTCGAACTCCTGGTCCAGTTCCAGCACCTCGGCATCCTCCGCCATCGCGTTTCGTCGGGAGCGGATTCGATTTCCATGCTCATCGTATTCATCCGCGGTAGAGAAGCCACTATCCAGTTGATCCTGCCAGCGGTCAGGCTTAATATCGTAATGTTTGAAGAGCGCAGCCATCTGTTCGCGCGTATGAACCTTTGCCCCCTCTCGCACGTCCGAAGCCTTCGTGGTGAGCAGATAACCCATCTTCGGAATCTGGTCCTCGATGGACTCGGCCGGGTCTGGCTGGTCAAGACCATTCAATTTTGTCAGGTGAGATAGCGCCTTATCCATCGGCTTCCAATCGCCAGTGGCGTCACCGATACGCAACATTCGGTCCACGTAAGCATTTGCTTTGAACCGTTGCATTTCACGCATACCAGTAGACATCATTCCAACGACAAAGTTGAGTGCCTTGTTCAGTTTATAAATACGGGCATAGTCTTTAATATCATATTTGTTTCGGATATAGTCCGAAGTATTCATCGCAGGATTATGCCGATAGTGCTCGTACAAATCGTCGATAATATCCACACAAGCCTTGTGCTCCGGGCTCAAATTGAGATATTGGGATTTGATACCCTGCTCGATATGAACGCGAAGAAGGTCGTAGAACTTTCTGCCAAATTCACTTGCCATAGACAATTATTATTTTGATTTACACAAATGTAACGCGAATTAGAGAAACAATATAGGACGCCTTCACAGATTCCTAATTCCTAAAAGTTATGAAAAAATCGCCGTAAATTCGGTACAGTATAAAATTATACTTATCTTTGCATCATGGTAAAGAAAAAGAGCGATAACGCAAAGCGATTTAAGGAGTACGTAGACGACTACTTAGAAGAGCGAATGGGGCACACCGAAGACGACGTAATCGTTGAAGAAGAAGTGGAAGCCCCCAAGCCCATTGTCAACCAACTGGTGGTAGAAGGCTTTGTGGGCGAATGGCAACCGGCAGACGACGAACGCGAGAAAGGAGTAAGAGCCTTCACGATGGGCGAGTTGAGGGAAGTCATGCAGATTTATCGCACCTTTGACAGCAAGGCGCCAGACCCCCTACCCCACTACATCAACGAACTCGGTGTACATGGATTCTGTTTACAGATGGGCTTTTGTGGCGAACTTGTTATCTTAGCCAGACGCCGCCATCGCGGAAGCGCGTTGATAACGGCAGCGGATTAAAACGGTAAAACTAAACTTACATATAAACTGTTAATTGTTGCAAGTTTTCTGTTGAGATAATCCCAAAAAGATTTTTGATTACTCATGTAAATCTGGCGCCCAGCCGAGAGGCCCGGTAAACCAAAGCTGCATCGAGCCTACCTTAACAATGTGTGTGCGTTATAAGGTAGGCTCGAACAGCCCAACTAATTTAAACGAAATGACATGGAATTAAAGAAAGATAAGTTTCTGAAATACATCGACCAAGTAGAGAGGCATGTACATGCGATAGACAGCATGATAAGCGCTGAATGGTTGAGCATCAATATATACCAGGCATACGCTGCCATCAATCCCTATCTTTACGCCTATTGTAACGAGTCGATTGAAGACAGCGAGAGTATGTTTCGAGGCTTAGCCACCATGATCCGCACGTGGATCAACATCGGACGCAGCATCCGACGCGGAGAACTTATCGCGCTGGAGGAAGAAGAAGGCGCCAACGAACTACCACTGGGGAAGCACATCATCGAGCAGAACCAGCAACTATGCGCACCCCTGCAGGACAGCGACCCTCTGACCATCGTCGTGGTGAACTACAACGGCGACCCCATTGTTCAGATTAAGGAAGTCCGTTCTACGCAAGAACTCACCTTCGACGTGTTGAAAGAAAAGAAGGTGAAGGAAGGCGCCATCAAGAAAGAAACATTATAAACATAGATTATGAGCAAAAACGATTTCAAACATATTGCCGTATTGTTACTGATGAGCGGCATCCTGGGAGTGATGAAATACTTCGAAGTCTTTCTGATTTCATGGTGGGTTGTCTTCTCCCCTATCCTTGCATACCTTGTACTTATTATAATATGCGTCTTAATGCTTGTCCTCTTATACGTAGCGTCGCTTATCAAGCGAAAGTACGTAGCCCACAAGAAGGCAAAGAAATTGAAGGAACGATTAAGCCATTAGGATAGTTTCTTTTTACCAATCGGTGAATTTTTTCATGATTAGATTAATCATTTATTAGTGAAAGAGCGCGCTTCTCTGTGAAGAAAGGCGCGCTTATTTATTTGTACTCACTGAATATCAGATAAATAATTATTTTATCATATAATCATATAACATTTATAATCATATTATCTTTTAATGCTAAATAATCATATTGCATTTATAACATTTATAATCATAAAACATGTTAAATATTCGCGGTAAAAATAACAACATGAGGAAAGATTACTTACATTTGCATCGAAAAACAATTAACACCGTAGAATAAAATGGGAAAGAAAGAAGTAAAGAACATCTGCATCGCGCGGCGCAAGGCAGCAGTTCAGTCAGAGCCGATGCACCCGGTATCCGACAATCCGACCTCCATCGAAGAATCGCAGGAAGTCAAAGCGCCCATCGAGAGCGAAACCCTTCGCCCCGTCGCGAGAACCGAATCCGCCACTGGAGGAATCGCGTTAGCGTCTGCCAGCGTAGTCACGGAAAAGGATCCAGCCAAAGCCGAACTCATTCAGCAAGGTTACATCATCGTTGCCGAGAACGAGTATGGAGTTATCGTGCGTCAAGCAAAAGGCAAGCCCACCTTCATGGCAAAGACCAAAGACGGATACGCAGACGCAACCAAGCGTAACACCTTATTGCTGCCCGACAGTATTGACCGGGCGATGAAGATGCGAGTGGCCAGCATGGGTATCAACGTCATTCAGTACCTCACGCAACTCGTGATGAAAGACTTGAAGGAGCACAATATCATTATTTGATTATTTAATCATATTGTATTTTTAATCAGATATTATATTTAATCAGATAGCATTGATAATCATATAATGTATTTAATCACATAACGTATTTAATCACATTGTATTATTTATCATAAATTATTTATAACCATATTATAAACTTGAAGCCGTATTACATTGCACCTGTGAGCGGCTTCGTAAATCCGTAGAAAGATGAAAGAAAGAAAAGCAGTAGTAGTATCCGTGATTAACAACAAAGGTGGCGTAGGCAAAACCATGACCGCACAGAACTTGTCCGCAGCGCTGGCCCTGAAAGGGAAGAGAGTGTGCATGATTGATTTCGATTCACAGCACAACCTGACCAACCGATTCGAGAACAGCGAACGCGAGGGCGCCCTGCAGACCCACGACTACACGAACATCGCCATCGAGGACTACATGCTGAATGAAGAATTGGGCATTAAGCCCGTGTCGGTGAAAGAGAACTTATTCCTGATTCCATCCACCATCAAGTTGTCGGAAGTGTCGGCCAAGTTGTACGGCATGAAGAAAGACAGCAACGCAGGCGAGAAGTTACACGAGATATGCGACTGCATGGAAACCTTGTTTGACTACATTGTCGTAGACAGCGAGCCCGGCATGAGCGCCCTGATGGTAAACGCGACCAGAGCCGCGCACATCATCCTGATACCCGTGAACTGCCAGGACGCGCTGAACGGCGCTGGCGAAGGTGTGTTTGGTTTGATGGACGCGAATGGGATAGACGTTCCGTATTACTTCCTGCAGACGATGTATGAAGAGCGCCTAAAGAGTTGCCGCGACATTAAGAAGCACCTGTTAGATGATGCGTTCGAGAATACGCTGCGCACTCAAATCAAGCGCAACGAGTATTTGAATAGCGCCGGTAACGCTGGCATGGATATATTCGAATATGCCCCGAAGAGCCAAGGAGCCAACGATTACGAATGCTTAGCGCTTGAATTAATCGGCATCGTAAAGAAGATGTAACATTGGATTCCAGATAGTTAAAGACTATTTGATTATTTAATCACATTGGTTATTTAATCAAATAGTCTTTTTTATTATATAATCAGATTTGCTTTTTAATCAAATAGATAATTTAATCAGAAACGCTTTTTAATCAGAAACGCTTTTTAATCAGATACGATTTTTAATCAGATACGTTTTATAATCAGATGTGCTTTATAATCAGATGTGCTTTTTAATCAGATACGATTTTTAATCAGATACGATTTTTAATCAGATATGCTATTTAATCACAAACTATTCTCAAAACGGGAACAGTTGGGAAATTTTTCGTCCGCAAAGAACGATGTTACAGAATCCACGAATGTAAATCTTAATACTGGATGGGTAAAGCAGGGTGGAGCGGAAGTAGGAAGAGTAGGGTAGGAACGAGGATTTAAGGGCTATTCATTTGGGAGTTGCGCGGATAATTTTTACCTTTGTCCGGCCAAAATATTTTTTTTATTTTCATTCTCGTTGTCGATTCGTTGTGAAACGCATCGACGACTATTTTATTAGTATAGTGATCTCACCAACCAAGCGTTGACGGAGAAACGAGGGCGGCAGTCATGTCGCCCTTTGCTATTTATCCTGATCCGTAATTCGTCGAGAAAGTCATGCTTACTTCGCTTAGATTCGTTTGGTAGTTATGCGAATAATTTCTATATTTGCAGACCTTTTTTTGTATACGCTTAGAAGTGTTTCAAAAGTCTTGTTGGCTCGCTGTGAAGCGCACCGGCATTTCAATGCTTTAACTTCATCTATCTCATCGGCCATGTGTCGAAGGAGGTACGGAGGCGGCAGTTATGTCGCCTCTTGCTTTTTCAGTAGTTCGGAAATTCCGAACAACTGGCTGGAGCATCCGGTAAATCTTATCGGGCGAGAGCCCCAGGGCTGGCAACAAAGGCTCGAAAAATATTCACTATGCCGGCAACATTCACTTTAAAAATATTCAGTTTCGGGGGATTCGTAAGGGCAGGATGGGCTATAGGTCAAGAAATCCCAGTAAACGGCAACATTGCCCTGGAAAATATTCAGTAGCGGAAGGTGCTTTGTTTGCTCGCCTCATTTACGAGGTGAGCAAAATGCAACATTCGCCATGTTAGGATTTTACACTTACTTAAAAGTTCTGTGAATAAAACGCGCGACGATAGAGTAAGGGAGGGGTAGGGGCGATAGTAGAGTAGTGGAAGACGCAACGGCAAGAGTAGGGGTGGCGATAACAGAGTAGTGGAAGATGCAACGGCAAGAGTAGGAAAGGGGGAGGGGAGTGGGCGATAACAGAATAGTGGAAGACGCAACGGCAAGAGCAAGGGAGGCACGACGATAGGGTAGAGTAGGAGTGAGTTTGGTTTATAGGGAAGGATAGACAACGGGCAGTGAAATGGAGAACACTGCCCGTTTGATGATAATGACTGAAACGAAAACTATGGTTCAGTAAGTCTTGCTTTTACACCTTAACAAACCAGCAGAAAAAAGGTTCAAAAAATAGTTGGTAATTTGTATCGAAAGTGTTGGAGATTTGGGTGGAAATAGTTGGTAATTTGGGTGGAAATAGTTGGTAATCTGTATCGAAATAGTTGGTAATTTGTATCGCGGACCACCTGTAAATTGCTGATATGCACACAGATACAAAACACTATATTATATATTCTTATATATTAATATTTAGATTAAGATAGATATATATTATTCCTAAAAAATAAAAAGGTCGGTCCTATATTTATATAAAGATATTAAGATATAATAATATAGAGGTTTGTAGCACGTTGATAATCAAATAGTTAAAAGGGGTCTTCGATACAAAATACCAACTGTTTCGATACAGAATACCAACTGTTTCTATACAAAACACCAACTGTTTCCATACAAAATACCAACACTTTCGATACAAAATACCAACTACCATTTAGGTCCACCTATACAAAACCCCAACTATTTTTTGAAGCGCAGGATAGGGCAGAGTAGGGGAGTGACAAATTCAGAACGGACGAAGAAAGAAAATAGAAGAGCGATGGATCATGTGAGTATTCAGAGTAAGTCAGAAAGCAGCTTGTATTGTTAAAATACCTATTCGATAAAACATATCAACTCTTTCGATAAAATTAGTAAACTATCTGATTTATAATTAAATTGCTGAAATCGAGAGAAAAGCAAATGTTATAATAATATAAATTATACTTTGTAAAGGTACATTTATAAAAAAGTTTGTCTATATTTGCGTCAGAAATAATTGAACAATAATTGAACTTTAATGCTATGCCAACAACAACCAAGAAAAAGAAGACCAAACTTCTTACCGAGAAGAACGCCCTGGTGAAGGAGTTGAAAGAAGTCGAGTGGATAAAGAATCCCTTTATCTATTCGCAAATCCGTGGTGACTTTAGTCTGATGCAGACACAAATCATGCTCTCCATTGTGGGCAGGATACAAGACCAAATCAACGAGCACATCAACGGAAAGAAAGTCGGTCAGTTGGAACTCCCCTTTGCCGGCGAAGCCAGAGAAGGCGAAGTAGAGTTTGTGATTAAGTTGTCAGACCTCGATGTACGCAAAGATATGTACGACGAGTTAGAGGTAGCCAGCAAGAAGTTGCTGGATATGAAAGTCACGTACAACCGCATCACAGAAGACGGGAAAGAGTATGCAGTCTTCGCCAACATGTTTAGCAGGATAGAGATACCCAAAACCTACACCAAGGCAGACAACACCGAGATACAGTTTAAGAACGGCCAGCGCAGAGAAGGCAGTTTGAAGATTTACATGATCAAGAACAACTTCAAAGAAGTGTTTGACATGCGCAAGGGATATGTAGAGCACGTGAATCGTATTGTGCCCCTATGCCGCAAGAAACGGACACCGCGACTGTACATCTATCTTTCGCGCTGGAAAGACGTAGGCCATAAGACCGTGGACTATAATGAACTCAAAGAATTTCTGGGCGTGCTGACGTGGGATGAAAAGCGCAAGAACATCCGAGAGGACCAGTACAAGTTGTATTCTCTATTCAGCAGCAAAGTACTCGACCCCGTGAAAAAAGAAATGGACGCACTAAGCACGATGAATCAGATAGATTTCACCTTTGAGTATGCGCCCAAGTATTCCAACGGTAAGACCAGAGGCAACCCCGACGGGATAACCTTCACCATTCACTTGTCGGACATCGGCAAGCAGCGAAAGAATAAGTCGATGAACGACCGCACTCTCAATAGCAGCCAGCAGTTGTTGCGCGAGGAATACGGATTAACCGACAGCGACATTTTCGGACTGTATAACGGACTTTCTCCCGAAATGATACCGTTGGTTAATGCTGAGGTTTATAATTTAAGAGAGCGCGTTCAAAACATCGCTATGAAGAATCCCAAGTTGTATGTGCTGCAGTCGATGCGAAACTACATCGAAAGCATTCGTCCGGTAGCCGATGAGATACCCAACCTGATGGACGGGCAGTCCACGAATGACGAGCAAGAAGGGCAGACGTTAAGCGAGAGCGACCAGCAGTTGTGGGAAGGCTTTATTCGCCTGGTGAAGGACACAGTGGACGTGACCGAGATAGAAACCTACTGGAACTTCGTATCGGCGAAGACCATTACCGAGAACGACGTAACGATACAAGTACCGACCAAGTTCGTAGCCGAGCACATCTATGCCGAGTTGCGCACCCGGTTGAATGTAGCGTTCAGTTCTGTCTTCGGTGAAGGCGTCAGCGTACACTTCGACATCGAGCAAAAGTATTAATTGATTAAATAGTCAAATTATAAAAATGATTAAAAATGCAATCTGATTAAATAATCATAAAACAAAAATGATTATCTTTGCAGAGCAATCAGCAAATCATTAAATCAAAATCAAAGAATAGGTGGGGGCTACTGACGTGTCGGTGGCCCTTTTCTTTTCCCCTTGAACAGACGAGCGCAGTCTTATCCTTTATCGAGTGGGGTAGGGGTGTTAGTTTTGCGGTATAAACCTACAAGACATGAACTCGATTGACCCTCAAAAAACAGCAGAGCAAGGAACCGAAGCCGACCGCTACATACGGATCTACATGAACCGTGCCCAGTGGTTAGCCTATCACTTCAATGCCAACAAGCAGTATGTGCAAGCCGGACGCGCCACCGGCAAGACCGACTTCATTATCACTCCACGATTGATCCGCGTAAGCGAGAGTATGCCGAGAGGCGTGAGCGCCTTTCTCGGAAACAGCATCAAGCAGTTATTTGCCAAGACCATGCCCACGACCATCTGCGCCATCGAGCGTATGACCCCTTATCGTGAGAACGTACACTTCTTCCGTGGGCAGCCACCCAAGAACGTAGACTTCGAAAAACCGTTGGTAGTGCCGAGAGAATGGAGCAACGTGCTTTACTTCTATAACGGACATATATGGCATTGTATCTCGATGGAGATTAAAGCATCCGCCAACAGTTTCAACTTAGCCGCCCTTATCGGTGACGAGGCGAGATACCTCCCTGGTGACAAAGTACGAGAGGAAGTGTTTCCTGCCGTTCGAGGCCTGACGTTTGACCATCCAGCCTACACCGAGAAGAATCCCTTCTATAAGAGTTATCTGTTTGTGTCCGATGCACCCATCACAGCCAAGCAGTCCTGGATGCAAGAATTTGAGAAGTTACAGACCGTGAAGATAAACCAAGAAATCGTGAAGATGCTGAACGACTTTTTGGTAGCCAATGAATATGGCGTGAACCTGGCCGAGGAAAGTCCGAAGTTCCTGCGGAGATTAAAGTTCCTGCAGAGTCGTTCGGTAGCGTTCTTTAACTTCTCGACCCTGGAGAATATCGACATTCTGGGCGACCGCTATATTAAAGACATGGAAATGAACCTTAGCGACTTCGTGTTCCGCACCAGCATCTTGAACCAGCGCGTGAACAAGGCCGACGGTTGCTATTACTTCTTCTTCGATCCTGACGGGCAGCATGGTTATCTGCCTACCAGCGCCAGCCAAATGACCGTACTGGAAGACAATATGACCGTGGTGAGAAAGAACATCTATGACAAGCGAAGAGGGTACAACGTGGATATAGCCTATGAAGCCGCCGACTACGAGAACTTCACAACCCGAACTCCGATTACCCCAGAGGAAAAAAGACTGGGATTGGTGAGCGACGACTTCGATGCGTGCGACTGTCGATTCGACACCGACGTGCGGCCCGATGAGCCACTGCGCATCGCCTTCGACTGGAACAAGGGTATTTGTGCGGTGGTGACTGGGCAGGTGTATGAAGTGAGCGGAGTGCCTTGCATTAACGTCTTATCATCGCGCTATGTAAAAGAGAAGGGCAAGCGATTGAGAACACTGTGTAAGGAATGGTGCGACTACTACGAACCGCAACGAAGGAGGAACCGCAACGTCATTCACTACTACGACTCGACCGCCAACCAGGGCGGTAACTATGCCGATGAAAACTTTGAGAAGACCCGATTCTACAACATCGTGTTTGAGGAATTGAGCAACCGAGGATGGAATGTACAGAACGTACATACGGGCCAGCCGTTAGCCCACTACTTGAAATTTCAGTGGATGGGAGATTTTATGACCGGAAAGACCAGATACCAACTGCGAATGAATACCGAGAACTGCGCAGACCTTGTAGTGGCGATGCGAGCCACCTCGAAAGTCATGGGTAAGAGTGGGCCCATGAAAAACAAGTCCGGAGAAAAACGTGACAGCGAATCGGGCGAACTCGTGCTGCAGCGCGTAGCCAGTGACAAGGGAGGCGACAGCCAGGAAACCGTGGACGACGTAAAGCAGTACCGAACCGACGTGACTGACGCCTTTGACGAATTAGTGATAGGCGTACACAAACGCGACTTCACGTTCAGCGACGTAGGCATGCCGGTATTCTGATCACTCTACGGGGCGCACTTTGATAGGCTCGCCCGAATCATCGCACGTTAGAGTAGGGCCCTCGTATACGTTCTTATCTCTGTTGGCTATGGCGATAGCGTGACGAATCTCGCGGTACAGGTAATACGATTGAGCGATGGTGATGCGCTGCGAGGGAATATCGCAACCATTGCCACACCAATCGTAGGACTGGCCTGGATAGAGGTTGGGCGCCACTTCCACGTAAAGAGGCTCCAGCTCGCTGCGGACATACTTCGCTGTGTCGAGAGGAAGAGCGCTCGTGGTGTGATACAGTTCCGTCTGACCACAGAGAAAGCGGTGGCAATCCTCGAGGCAGTCCGCTATCAAGCGGAGTTGATGTTCGTTCAATTCGATGGTGTATCGTTTCATGCTGTTTACTTTTAGCGTTTAAATAAAAGCCTGGCGAACTTCACAGCGGGCCAGGTAGATGATGTGAAAATTGTAATACTTAATTCATGCCTAAAAACAACGTATCTATTTACAATTAAACATAATACCTATTATCATGTATTGTCATATCGTTTCGTTTTATTATCTTATTCTTTTAACCTAAGTTGCAAGAATCTATCGGCGTACCATATCTTGTAACTCTTTTTGCTTACCCACCAGTCAAAGAGTGCTTCTGCATATTCCCGTTCGGTAGGAGGATTCGAGTTTGTTCCCATCTGCGGTAATTCGTCCGTCCAGAGCCAGTGAGCATGTTTACCTTCCTCTTTCTGCCTTTTGGCCTTCTTACGAACCTCCATGATAGCCTGAATCCATTTTTCTTTTACATGAGGATATTCTATTATATCGCGTTTCGTATTGCTAAGATTAGCCATCGGGCACAATATGCACCCCAGTCTATGGCGCCCCTTATCGTACAGCTCGCAGTGAGGAACCTCCATCACCTTGTTCAGGAACTCCCAAACATCCTTGTCGGTCCACTCAATTATCGGAGAGATTAGAATCTTGTCCTTGCCGTTAATGCAAGTAACCATCTGTTCTTGATGCTCCGAGAACTGGTCGAAGTTCTTTTGGCGAGCCTTCCGCTTCTTCTCGCTCCATTCGTTAAAGCCATCCAGGTCGCCACTAAACTTGTGCTTAGAAACCTCGACTTCATTCCGCTTAGAGCGTCTTGTACTTTCCGCATGGCGTATGCCGATAAGGACCACTTTGTTTTCTCCGCCTTGTTCTTTCAGCTCCTTACAGCACCATCGCAATCTACGAGTGGGGAGACATTTAATTTCCGTGAAAAGTTGATAGATACTCTTCTTGATTTTGGTAAACTCCACTTCTGGATATTGCGTACGAATGAATCGAATCACTTCGGGAGGATCCACGCTCGTCGGCGAGAAATAGGCTTTAAAATTCACGCCGGCAAGTTGGGCCACATGGAACAAAGCCTGGCTATCCTTCCCTCCAGAGAAGCCCAGCCAGAACCCATTCTCCTTACAGTAAAAGTGAGCCAACTTTTCAGACTTCCTTATTAGGTCTACACTATGTAATAATTTTTCGCATAGGGGGGGGTACATTTTGCCAATGCTTCCTCCAACGTAAGATTTGTTTTCATATCTACATATCAGTTAGTTATTCATTGCGAGCAGAGAGCCACATGAGTGACATGATGGCGTAGTTGCAGAGGTCTAAGAGGGTGTCCTGGACGGACTCGTCGGCGACCATCTGGGACACCGGGAGGCCATCTTCGCAGTAAGACGTGAGGCGCAGGAAACGCTGCACCTTGTCGCCGACGCGGATTTTGGCAACCACCGGCCCATACTCATCCATTGACATGTCGAAACTATTGCCATAATCGTGATTCTTCTTCCGATACGTAGGAAGGAGCGTACACATGATGATACGTTCCATTTCCTGTTCAGGGCGTTCAGACGCCAGCTCGAAACGATTATAGATCTCAATCGCAGCAAAGAACAGATTAGAGAGCGGCGATGTCAGCGCCTCGCTTTGAGCCTTTTGCAAAACTTGAAAAGTTTCTTGCATTGATTTTCGTAGTTCGCGGAAGTCGAGAGGCATCAATCGTAGGCGTGCCCCCTCGTTGAGCAAGCATAACCGCTTGGCAATGCCCAGGTATCTGTTCTCCAGACTGTGATAAGCTTCTTCCATGAGTCTTCTCTTTTAATTCTTGTTTATATTTAGTTACATTCAGTTTTCGTAAAACGCGGCGTGAGCGAATCAGTTCATCGCCAGCCGCCGAAAGCAGTTCATCTACCGCCTTCTTGGTACCCAACTCCTTGTAGAGTTGAATCAGTGAGCCTTCGGGTAAGACACCTCCGTTGGCACGCGCCTCCTGACGCAGTTCACGCAAGCGCACCTTTCGCTCGTCCTCCTTCTCCACCTCCATCTTCTCGTCGTCATGGCACAGGCGCAAGAACTCGGAAAGAAGCGGAGTTGTGTCGGGTGACAAGTTCAGTTCATCCTTCACGTCCATCGGGTCGTCGGAAGGATCCACCTGCAACGAGCGCAGTTCCTCGACGAACCGGCGCGTATTGGCGAAGGAACCCACACGAGCCGTAATCAGTTTAATATCCAACAAAGATAGCGAACGCTGCTGCACCTTGCCAGCCAGAATCGTCAGTACAAAACGACCGTAATCGTTGCGCATATCCGAGATACAGTTGTCGATACTTTTCAGCAAGTCCTCGGAAGTGAGGATGCCATAAAACTTCTCAGTCATTCCCCGAATCTGCGTTGCCTCGGATTCCGGTAACTCATATCCAGGCGTCAGCAAGCGCACAAACTCGCGAGCGTAGTTACGCATCCTCTCGTTGTGGTTACTCTTGACGATACGCATGGCATCGCCCAGCATGGTGCGAATCTTTCGGACGATGAAGTCGAACAAGTCAATCGAAGACGTTGACAACTCCAAAACCATCATGCCGTGAGCCACCAAAAGCGAATGAGGCACGCTGTTCACATCGCAACAATTCTTACAACCCACATGAATCATTGTCATAAGATTTCCGACCTTCTCTTTAAACATCAACTGGATACGTTGAGTAACCGTACCCCCCTCGTTGAAGTAACGCTTAGAGAGGCCCGGCCAGGTGTCAATCGTAAAACCAATCACCAGTTCCTCATCGTGGTCGTCGCAACGCTGTTTCAATTCCCGAGAGCAAGCCATCATCTGATTTGCGAGCTGCTTCAACTTATGTTTCGCCATTCCTTCCGCCACCAACTCATTCGACAAGTTAATGACATACTTCTGGGTCAAGTCCGCCATCATAATCTCGCACATCAGCAAGTGGCCGTATAATATACTGGCTCCAGCACGCAGGGTAGACATGGGGATAGAGCCATATTTGTACTTCTGATTTATATCCATTCCTAAAGCAAGTTATTGTTACGCTAAGTTCAGTTTCTTTTATCGCCTACAAAGGTAACAAAAACCTACGAATATATTTCATATCGGCTGCATAATTACGATTTGTTAAGACTTTCGGCGCGCTTTCGACTTCAACTGTGCGTTTTCAATCTCCTTCGCCTCTTTGATAATGGCATGCAACTTACCCAAGATGAACGGCGCGTTCGAGTCGTAAATCGTCTGATAGTTGGAGAAACGCAGTTTATCCTGCAGCGCGTTCAGCGTAGATTCCTCCGCCCGAATCATATCCGAAGACCCACCTCCGCCCTCGCTAAACAAAAGCGGGAAAATCTTCTTGTAGTAAAGCATAACCCCCGTGAAGTGCTGGATCACCGCGTCGCTCTCTTCCTCCGTCATATCCACAAAGCAATCCGCGTACTGCTCCACCTGCGAAGTGGAGAACACATAATCCACGACAGGAGGGTCGAATACCACCTGCTTCCCATCCACCATCTTGCTCGCCACCTTCGTAGCCGGCGTGAAAAGCGTAGCCATGAGCCGACGCCGCAAGTCCTCGCGTTGCTCCAGCAAAGGCTTCGCCTCCGCTTCCGTGATGTTCGGATTCGCCTCGACTGCCTTATAGAGCCTTGTGGTAGCCTGATGGTAGGCCCCCATATAACGCTGCGCGAATTGAAACTGCTGATACGTCATGCCCGACATCGCATAACCAGGCGAACAAAACTCCACCCTACGCAGCGTGATTTTCGGGAACACATCCTGCAAGCGCGTGCTATCCTCCTTCAAGAACTTCAAGTGTTCCTCGACAATCGTATAAATCAACTCGTCCGTCAGCAAGAAAGGCTCGCCCGTAGGCTCACCCCCCTCGTCGCAGACCTGGAACTCATACACAAAGCGACCGTCCACCCACTCCATGCCGCCCGTGCGCTGCAGCCGCATGAGATAGCAGAGCGCGTATAACATAAACTCTTCCACCGTCCGCCCATGCTGATGGCGAATCCGATTCAGTTTCACCATCTGCTGCGCCGACAACTCATCCCACGACTTCGGCAGCGCAGGAAGTTGAATCACCTTCTCGCTCATACCTGGTTGTGATCATCATCGTCCGACAAATAATCATCCCCGTTTACGCAGCGTGAGAAGTTAGTGACCTGCGAAAATCCGATGCCCACACAAAACCACCGGTTAAAGAACGGGCCGAAGGTTTCGAAGTGTACGCGGTCCAAGTCCACCCCCAAGAGTGGAGAATTGCGGTCGTCCTCGTGCAAGCGCTGTTCCTGGCGCGCATAGTTCAAGAACGCCATCGCATGACGCATTGCCTCGCGTTTAGCCAGCGTATCCTCCCCATCGTTCGCCTGCGCCAAAGGCTTGCCCTGCACAAACAGATACACCGCATATTCAGGGTACATATACTTCTCGCTAATATCACCACCGATATTCGTTTCCATTGCCACGAACGGCCCATCCATCGAAGGAATCTCCTTCGCCAAGTTCATGAGTTTATCCACCGATTCGATGCAATAGAAACGCTTGCGACGCTCGGAGCGGCGCCCCTTATTGTTATGGAGAATAGGCTTATAGATACTGGCCCAGTGCTCCGTGAAGTCAATTACAGAAAACATAAAACTATTATATGATTATAAAGGCTATGTGATTAAATAACCAAAATGATTAAATAATCACATAACCAAAACGATTAATTATCAAACCTTTTCACCGCTACCGTCCACCACGGTTGTACCCGTCTTGCTGGCGTCCAGCGTAGTGAGCGACATCTGTCGGCTGCGCCATACACCGTGTGTAGGGTCCCAGTCGTTCCAATCGCGAATGAAGTTCAGGAAGTCGAGATAATCCTTCTGCATGGGTGCGAGTTGTTTCTGTTTGAGCAAATCCAATTCGCGTTGCGCCGTACCGCCCGTAGCCGAAGCCGCGATTTCGTTACCCATCAACAGCGAGTGCATACCCATCGCCTGGAAAATCACGTTCGAGATTTCAGACAGTTCCGTCTTGTTCGCCGTAGTGACCTGCTTATCGGCAAACGGCACATCAATGATGCGCACCGAATCCCACAGTTCATTTCCGTTGGGTGACACCACCGACTCGAACATCACCGTAGCCCCGTTGTTGTCGCGATTCTTCAAGAACTCGTCGATACGCTCCTTCAACTTACGGCGGAACGCCTGGCGTGAAGGTTCATCCGTACAGCCGTTCGCCGCCCACAGCGAAGCCAAGTATTCATGGTTGATCATGATAATCTTGCCCCACATCGTAGAGTTGCGTCGAGCCGCCGCGCGGTCCGCAATCAGCGTAGCCGCATAATCATAAATCTGCGACGTATAGATACTCCACCAAGTAGGGCGCGAGTAATACAGCGCGTTCATGGAAGGCATACGGCGAGGCACGCAAAACCAAGTAGGACGAGAGCGCACACCAGCCTTACGCTTCTTTCGGACCACCGCACGCAGTTCCGCAATCGTGTTTGTTTCGGGCAGCGAAGGATACGCCACAATCTCGTTGAGTGCCGGCAGCAATCCATTATAGCCCGTGTTAGACCGCCAGCGGTCGGAGTAATACACATGGCGAGAAATACGCTTCTCATCCATTTCCTCGACACGAGCTGCGATGCAAGGAATTTGTCGAATACTGACAATTTTCGGATTCCAATCTTTCGCCGGTTCCCCACGAGAAAGACCAATCAGAGGGAAGTACATTTCCATCGCCACGAAGTCCGTCATGCAAGCCGCCTCGTGCTTATAGACATTGTTATTGCGAAGAAACTCCTGCACCTCTTCATTCACGCGCTCCCACGTTTCGTAGTCCTTGCGCAGTCGATTCAGTTCAAACTCCGTAGAGCCAGGTTTCGCCGTAACCTCGTTGCCATTAAAGTCAATCATGTTCACAATCTCGTTGGCGTCGTCCGACTTACCCGACTGCGCCTCCAGTTCCGCGATGCGTCCACGGATCAATGCGCCAGCCTCGGAGTAAGGAATCTCGGAAGTGATAACCGTGCCGTTTGAATAGCGCGACCAGCGGTAAACGAACTCCGTGCCCAGGCCCACAATCGTGTCACGTGCGAACTGCAACGAGCGCGAAGTATAAGGCAGCGAGTAAGCCGTGTTGAAGATAAAGTTCGGGAGGTTGTTCGCCGGCCCCCAAGGAATATAGCCACGGCCCGGCGTGCCCACGTTCGTATAGTTGATAGGAACAACCGTCTGACGAAAGAGCGGACTATCGTTCGGCTCGTTGGGATTCGGACGGAACTCAAACAACTCATGCTGACGTTCCGCCACGTTGCCTCCCCTCTCGATTTCGCGCAGCAACGATTGCACCGTACCCTTCTGGTTAAACATATCCACGTCCGGCATTTCCGCCCCCGTGAACAGAGCGCCCTCCTTATCAGAGAACGACATGCCCAAAGGTTCATAGCCCTTGCCCTGCAAGTCGGCCACCTTCTCCTTTAGGCTATCCAATGTTTTATTCTTTTTGCCCATATAAATACTACTTATATACACGAAGTTAGCGCGATGTGCGCGAGCGATAAAGGACAACCTTGCTACGTCCTTTATTTCCACGCCGCCTCCCACTACCTTTGCGCGTATAAAAAGCAATAAACACATGGGAAAACTCCAGTTAAAAATCGGCGACCAATGGTGTACGCTGGGCAATGACACCAGCATCAGCATCGAAATGACCAGTCCACTGTGGAACGACAGTGGTGACTTCTCGTATCCGTTTACCCTGCCTTACACGGCCAACAAGCACATCTTCAATGCCGCAGAAGTACCCGAAAGCGACGTCAACCTAAAGACCTTCAAAGAGCGGTTTGAGTTGTACATCAACGGGTACGGCGTATTGTTCGGCAATGCCGTATGCACCAGCGACGAGATTGACATGGACGAAGACACTATTGACATCGAGTTAAGAGCCAGTACCGGGTCGTTTGACGACGCCGTGGATGGAGTAAGTTTACAAGATCTGGATTTGAGCGACGCAGACTTTGGCTACGTAGATGTTATATATGACACCTATTACGACGAGTTTAAATCATTACGAGTAGACGAAAATATATCTGATGAATGGTGTTCCACAATCATTAACACCAGCAAGATTTACCCAGCATCCAGCTATTGTAACATATCCGTTATCGTTAACGAGAGTGAGAGCAATACACCAGTTGTGCTTAGCCCTTACCGTTACAATACCTCGCCTAACTTTTTTGTGCTTTATATCCTAAAGAAAATATTTCATTATGCAGGATATGTATATGACGAAGAAACAGTATTGAAAACCTTATGGATGGAAGACTTTAGAAGACTTATCATCCTCAATACGAACTTCGATTATGAATATGACGTGGATGATTGTCTGGAGAAACGATTTATTGATTTCGATGGAGGTGATGAGGAATGGGCCGAGAAATACAAGATGATACCAGGCGGAGAAAATCTCCCCGATGAAGACATTAGCAGTTTCATCGAAGCGTTACAAAACGCTTTTGGCTTACGATTGATTTTTGATGACAGTAACAAAACCGTTCGCTTCATTCTTTTGCGCGACATATTTAGAAGCTCCGACACTCCCACGCATATTGTGCACGGAGATATTCAGAGCATTAACAAAGCACACAATTCATGGAATGGTATCGTTGTAAAATACGATGAATCAAGCGGAGAAGAATTTGAATACGACGATTTTAAGCACGTAGAAGTATACGATAGTTATTCCGAAATATACAATGTGTTCAATAAGTTAAGCCATCAAGACTCCGACATCGTGCTGCGTATAGACCGCTCCACCGGCAATTACTACCGTACTCGAGTAGATAGTAGTACAAACGATAACGCAGCTTTATTCGAAGTAGCCCAGTTTGTAGAGTACGAGATAGAGAACCCTGAAACGAGTACAGATGGTGAAGACCAAGAAGAAATAAATATTGGCTTCTCCCCCATCATTCCTACTCCGACCACCAATACCAAGAAGTATAACAATCACTTTGAGTTGCCAAAGGAATCCTATTATGTTGACGTTACTATCACAGACTGCAAAAGCGTAGATTATTATACGCATAGTATTTATGACGGGTATCATTCCTGGAACGCCCGTTTGGGTACAGCACTTGACGACTTGCTTTCTGCCGACAACGGTTTTAAGTTAGGCATTCTTCGAACGACACCTAAAGGCAGCTTATCGGATGGATACACAGACATTAAAGAAGACGCAGATGGTTTCGGAAATGCCCAGTGGATACAGACTACATCAGATACGACCGTAACCAGTGATAGCCTTACATTCGAGGGGAAAGTATATGACTACAACGGCACTGACGATGGATTAGGAGTAGGATTAAACGAATACATTTCGTTGAAGTTGTGGGCAAACAAGACCAACTTCGATGCAAAATATTTAGTTAAAGACGGGGAAAAGGGTACGGACGTGTTCAACAACAACCCCACTGGCGTTCTGCCCAATCGAGGGCTTGTCTATCAATTCCTGTATGAGTACATTCACTTCCTGCAGTACCGCAAAGAAGTAGAGTACGTATTGGAAATGGATGCCAGCGTAATCGCCCAGATTCAGTGGGATAAGTGGTACGAGATAGACGGAAAGCGCTGCCTGATAAACAGCATCAGTTTCGATGCCGACGCCAACGGCATAGGCATGGTGACGTTGAACGTATACTTTATTTAGCAAGATGGAGGCGGAAAGGGTATGATCCTTCCGCCTCCATGCTTTTTCAGTTCTTGCCCTGCTTCACAGCGGTACAAGTTCCGGTGTTAAATAAATAAACTAAAAAATAAATTGTCGTTAGAAAGGCAAGTCATTCTGGTACGGATCCTTTGCAGGAGTCTGCACCGATTGCTGTGCCGGATTTGCCGCAGGTTGAGGGATGGGTGCTGGCGCAGCCTGCTGCGCAGGCGGAGTCAACATTTCCATGTTATCCACCATCACCTCGGTCACATATCGAGTTTCAGTTGTACCCTCTTTGGTATAAGAACGAGTACGAATCTTCCCTTCGACATACACCTTGCTGCCTTTGTGGAGATACTTATGAGCGATTTCGGCCAGTCCACCCCACATGACGATATTGTGCCAATCCGTCCGTTCAGGAACCTGCGTGCCATTCTTCGCCGTATAGCCGCGTTCAGTGGTAGCCAACGGGAACGTAGCCACGCTTGCGTTATTCTCAAAATAGTGCACCTCCGGGTCACGGCCCAGATTGCCAATCAATATCACTTTGTTTACAGACATAATCTATGTTATTTAAATTTACCACAAAGATACGCCGATATATGGAACAAACCACATATCGGCGCAAAAAATTAAGAACAATTAAGAATCCTGTGCAATTTTATGCCGGCGCTTCACCCCGAACAATCTATCCACCGAACGATACGAATCCTCCGTTTGGTCCAGCGAAAGCAACTGCACCGAGAAAGCCGAAGACTGGCCGATGGAGCCATGCAGTACAAACGACCAATCCTCGTTCGCCACCGTCAGGCAGCGGAACGCCACCTTCTCTTCGCACACCGTAAGCCGGTTAGACGTGCGGAACGCGCCAAGCGCATCCGACACCGCCGCCCTATCCTGCCCCGTCGTAATCAACGTAAGCGAGGCAATCCACGGTTCCCCGTCCTCGGTAGTCCGTTTCATAAGCGAAGACAACATATCCAGTGTAGACTGCTCCACGCGGATCAGAGAAAGGCCCACAGACGCCCCAGGCGTAATGCCCACGAAGTAATCGAGGAACATAGCCAGTGTGACATCCCCATTCGTAAAGAAGTGATGCACCACGTTCGCCGAGTGCACCAACTCACCCAACTGCTTGCGATAGCAGCAAGGCTCGATGAAAAGACTATTCGCGTCCGCCATATCAATCCTCCTTATCCTCCAAGAGTTTCGCAATCACGTCCTCGGACGCATCCACACAACCCCATTTACCCAGGAAGCCATGAATGATACGACCATAGGCATAAGCCGCCAGTTCAGACGAACTATAATGCAGCGTACACAGCGGAGCCTTCGATGAAGGAACCATCAGTTGCACATCGGAAAACTTAACCCGAATACAAGACAAACAGCCCGTGTTATACAGCGAGCCACCAAACTTAATAAACATAACAAAACCTAATCAGCGAAGTCCACCCCATAGCGCGACATATTCGCCCGTTGGTTTTTGGTGACACGTACACCCCACTCCTTCTGTTCCGTAGCACGGAGCAAGAGTTGAGCCTTCGTATCCTCCCCTTCGGGCAAGTCGGTACGGCGCAGATACTTCTTGTTGTTTTCAATGCGAGCCACTTTCAGAGCCTCCTTTTGTTCCGCATCCTCGATGCGTTCAATATCCTCCTTCGTGAACTCCGATAACTTCTTCTCCTTCGCAGTGGTGTCGGGCATATCCTGGCCCGTAGCCGCGCGATACGCCTTATCCACGCGCTCCCAAAAATCAGCGAGCGCATCATCCGCAGCCGCCAGACGTTCTGCGGCTTCCTCGCGCTGTTCCGTGGTGGCGTCGGGATTCTCGGCCAGAGATTCCAGTCGAGCGCGCGCCTCGCGGAGCGGTTGATAATAGCGTTTGCGCACCTCCTTACATTCACTCTGTAAGTCGAAAGGCAGTAAGTGAATATAGTCCTCGATGTGTTGCGGACGATGCTTGTCGTTCGATTCCTCTTCCACCATTGCCGCTTCCTCCAGTTGGATTCGCTGCTGTTCCGTCAACTTCGCCGTATTACCATCCTCGTCAGGCAACGGATCCTTCGGGATAAACGCCTTAATCTTCTTTGTTTTCTTCTCGCTCTCGGTACGAGGGCCGGCAGGACGAGCGATACGCACCACCTCCTTCAACGTAGAGTTAATCATGTCGAGGCATTTCACCGCGTTAAACTTATACGCGCCCTCGACAAACGAGCGAGCCCTTTGGAGGCACGAGCAGAGCAAAAGGCCCTCGTCGAAATCCTTCACGGGAGCATCCTCCCAAGACGTCACCGCCGCGCGAAGCGAAGGGTACGCCTCCATCCACTTATCCGTTCTATCGAGCAACAGCAGTTTCTCTTCATACGACATCGCCAACACATTCTTCATATAATCACTTTTATCAATCATATTATACACGTTTTATTTTAAAATAAAGAGGGGATGGGAAATCCCCACCCCCTCCAAGATGCCTACATTACAGACGTTGGGGTTTATGCCTCCGCACCTGCGACGCTTTCCTCTGCCACAGTCAAGGCTGCGAAAGTAGCCTTGCTGATAACCATGCTGTCATAAGGCATGGGCGCAGAAGTCACCGTCCAAGTAGAGCCCATATCCGAATCATAGCTGTCGCCAGAGTCGGTAGAGAACTCGAAAGCAGTATCCACGTTGGGGTTCCACAAGATGTAGCAGCCCTCGTCGATACCCGCCTTGCGCAGCAACAAGCCACAAGGCTTGTTCTGAACAGTGCGTTCGAGGACAGACAACTTCTCCAGTTCCTTATCGATCACCAGAGTGCCGACGTTAGAGAAGCCCTTGTTATCACCCAGACCCGTACCTACCACCTTGTTCGCCTGCTTCTTCAAGCGAATGGGATAGATCTTCTTACCTGTTTTCAGTTTGAAAGTAGAGTAAGCGTTTTCGGTGTCAGATACCTCCAGGCTTTCGGTATCCACATCGTCCGAGAAGAACAGGTAAGCCAGCGTGCCGGTACCTGCATAGCTCTCGGTGCAGCTGTCGGCGTTCACGCCGACGGGAAATAAGTCACAAGCCATACTATTCGTTTGGTTTATAGTTAATAATCAGTTCAGACTCGACACGAGATTACAGTTGCAAGTCGCCGTAAACATACGGAGTAGTTTCGTGCAGCTGGCCCTCTTCGGTACAAGAGATAGCGAAGTGGCTCTTAGTGGGGTTATCCAGGCGGACACCCTGCGCAGACTGAATCCACAAGTTAATCTTGTTGGGGTCGAAGCCATGCTGTTTCACGAACACGTTGTTATCGCTACGTTCAGACTCGATACCCAGTGAGAAGTTGTTGGGCACAGTTGCAATCAGCGTATCAGTGTCGCCCATCAGCGGAGTGCCAATCAGCGTTACGTTATCCAGCGTGAAGAACTTGTAGCCATCCTCATACTTCACAGAGTTCTGCAAGTTGGGGTAGCGGTTCATGTACGCCTGGAAGATATACGCAGCGCGCTTCTTGTCCGCAATAATCAGGACACCATCAGGATTATCAGCGAGGCTCGGGTCGAGTGCCTCCACGAAAGACTCGAACACGTCATAAGCGGCGTAATCTTCGGTCGACGTCGGCTTCGTAATCGCAGCCGTTTTGATCAAGTTACCGTTCTTCTCCGAGATCAGAATAGGAATCTCGTTCCCGTCCTCATCCTGATAAGCCGTCATATCCTTAGCGATCTGTACGAACAGACCGTCGATGATACCATAAGGAGATTCGCTGCCCTTCTTGCGGTCGCCGTGGAAGACAGCCTGCAGCACCTCCTGACCATACATTTCGCCAGCCTGCAGGATAGCGTGAGTGGTCTGGGGCAAGCGCATCAGTGTAGATTCGTCCACCTTGTCGGTAGCCTCGAACGGCTCCTTCTCCTTGAATCTCTGCAGATTCATGGCAGCAGGGCGGAACGCGAGGTAAGTTTTCAACTTACGTTCGATAAGTTTAGCCACCTCCTTCGCGTCACTTTCATCGTAACTCTTAGTGAGGTCATACGGACGGATAGCACCGTTGTAAGCCAACGAAATAAATTCGCTCTCAACATTCGTCACACCAGTAATAGTGTGGAAGCCGATTTTAGTCAGCATGTCATTCTTGAGCGTAGCAGGGCTGATGAGGATGTCCTTCTTCAGCACCTTGGTGACCGACTGAACGGTCGAAAGGTCAATAGCGTAAGCCATAGTTCATTTACAGTTTAAAGAATGATACTTCGAGTTAATTACATACGTTTGCGCAGTTCCTCCATGAACTTCGCCTTCGCCTCGCGCTGTTCCTTGCCCGAGTTAAAGTGAGAAGGCAAAACCACCTCCGCTTTATCCTCTTCGTGGTTTACCACGCCAGGCTGTTTCTGTTCCGCAGGTTCGTCGGCCAACTCTTTCAGTTCAGCCTCCTTCGCCTCCAACTTCTCGTTCAGAGCCTTTACCTCCGCTTCGAGTTCATTGATGCGAGCCTCCTTCTCGGCCAGAGCCGCGTTCGCCTTTTCCGATTCCTCGTTCAAAGCGTTCTGCTTCTCCTGGCGCAATTCAGCGACCATCGCGTTCAGCGTTTTCACTTCCTCCACCTTCGCTTCGAGCGCGGTTTCAGTTTCCTGGCCACGAGCCAACACTTCGGACAGAGATTCGCACAAATCCTCGTGGAGATACAGTGCATTGTCCTTGCCGCTCTCCAGGACTTCCAGTCCCAGCGCAGCCTGAATTACTTGATACGATTTACCCATATTCTTTTTAGAGTTTTTCGATTTCTTAGGAGCCTTCGGTTCCTCCGGCTTCTTGTCGGGTTCATCCTCGGGCACATCATCCGGCGATTCAGGGTCCACCGGTTTGTTCGGGTCGAGCGGTTCATCAGGACATCCCGGTTCCCCCTCCGGATTCTCGTCAGGATTCTCATCCGGGTTATCCTTCGGTTCCTTCTTGTCCGGTTCCTTTTCAGGATTCGGTTCCGCACTCTTCTTCGCCTCGTGGAAGCCCTCGGACGAGAAAGCGTTCGCCTCGTTGTTCACCGGCAGTTGTTCACCGCGACGGATACCATGCTCGGCCAGCAACTCATCAATTACCTGGTCGAACGAGCAAATGCCATCGCAGAGTGTGCCAATCACCTCGGAAGCCTCCCATGTGCCGCCCAGCAGTTGTTCCTCGGTCACATTCTTGATGCCCGATTTAATAATCTCCTGGTACTGCAAGTTAGAGCGATTCACATCCTCCTGCATCATCGCGTTATCCCCCGTAGCCGAATCACGGAACGGGCGATTCTTCATGGGGCTACCCTCGGCATAAATCTCGTGGAACATTTCCTGCGTGACCGAGTTCACATCCCCATCCTTCTGCGTAAAGAAAGACGCATACGTACCCATCGAGCCAAACACACAGTGACCGCTGTGCGCATATCTGCGGTCGCAGAGCGCGCCCCATGCCATGCCAGCCGAAGCCAACATACCATCGACATACATCACCGTCTTCTGACCCTTAGAGCGCGCATATTCAATCGCCTCCTGGAAGTCGAACTTCGAGTAAGAACTGCCACCCGGTGTATCACACACAAAGACCTGTGCGATACATTGAGGCACGTTAGCCGCCTGGATAATCATGTCGCGCAACTCCATAGAGCCATACGCGCAGCCACCCCCGTTCCGCATGATTGGTCCGGAGAAGTGAATCACGTTGATCACCACATCCGTTTCATCGAGCCGTTCATAGCGCGCGATACGGTCGGCCCGTCCGAGATAAATCTTCTCGGCAAAGCCCGATGACTGCGCCAGCATGTACGGTTCAGCAGGATGGTTATTCTTATCCTCGGCGGACAGAGAATTGTAGTGCGACAAGAAAAGGCGCGCATGGTTGAGAAATGAATTGTGGTCCATTTCGAACATGTGCGTCGTCGCAATTTCGTTGTACAAAGTTTTATTCATCTGTCTTATCGAATGATTTCACTACAAAGAAACAACACGAAACACAAGATTAATAGGGTGTTTTACAGATAGAAACGAGCAAAAAAATACACAAAAAGGCGGTTGTGCGCCCCGAAACCAGAGCCACACAACCGCCAGACAAGCGCTTCGCGCGCGCGTCGCGATATAGAATAGAAAAGAAATGGACCTAAAGCAAAGGTTGCAATCCGTTGATTGAATAGATGGTGATGTCGACAGACGTGACACCTTCGGATTCGGTAATCTCCACCTCGGCCGAACATCCGTTAGACGGGCACACCAACCGCGAAGCCGCCACCTTACCGTCCGCACCCAGGAACCGCACCACCGCCACGAACGAAGAGTCCAAAGACTCACACAAATTCAGCATGTTGGCGGTAGGATTTTGGAACTCGAAGTGCAGTTTCACCTCGTAGTAATCATCCTCCTTCGACTCTTCCACCTTTGTGGTAATCGTGTTTCGCGAGTCGTTGGCGCGGAAATGCGTCAAGTCATGTTGGGCATAACGCCCCACTGAAAACATACGCGACCCCTCGGAGATAGACACCACCGAAGCGTCGAGCGAGCGAGTGCGAAGTTGGATTGGCTCCAATCCAGTCACCCCCACTCGCGCATAAAAATCGACCCGATACCGGTCGTTGTACTGTTCCAAACAATTATTCATAATCGACAAAATTAAGCGTTAAAAATGCGGCGGACAAACAGGCGGACGAATTACACTTTTGTTTAACACACGTTAAGCAAAAGCGCAACGCGAAAACCTACCGCCCGGCCAAGAACTCACAAAGCCTATCCGTGTGCTCCTTTTTCGAGAACGAAGAAAAGCGCTTGCCATCGGCCACCTTCTTCTTGCGCCAGTAGCGCGCCAGCGTATCCTCGTAGCGCATATCCATGCCCACCATTTGAATGAATCGCTCGATAGAAATCTCCTGGTTATAGCGTTCGCCGACGCGCGAGCAATACAAGTTGAAGCGTTGGTCGAACTCGGAGAACGCCGCCCAAAATTCCGCCTCGATGAGTTTGTTCAATCGCGTGCAAGCGCCCGAAGTAAGTTGGAACCACGGATTCGTGCGCACCAACTTCCCACCCCTTATCACATCCCTGGGAATGACGAACGGAACCAGCTTACGAACATCCTCCTGTGAAGGAAGGTATCGTTCACGGGCACGCCCCTCCATAGGCAAGTCCAAGATTTGATCCTTCTCTGTCCCCAAAGAGTAAGCCATTTGTGAGAAGGAACTATACGACATCTTGTAAAGCGACACATTCTCGGCCAGGCCCACCACCAATTCGTTGTAGAGCCTGGAACTATCGGGAAGGTTAATCGGGAAATCGCCGTACCTATACCGAAGGAAGTCATGAAATATCTCCCGGACACGCAAGTACGTAACCGTAGGAGCAGGGCTAAGAGTTTTAGATTTATCAGACATAATATGATTTAACTTTGTACTTTGCAAAGGTAGGTAAAAAGATTGTAAATACCTACAAATAAGCAAATTATATTTTACTATTAAAGAACCCGTTGTGTCGTTATGAGTCTTCGCATTTTAGAGGGTACGATAGCAGACAATCGCACGGTCTTCGCATTCCTACTACACCCTTTTATTTATCTTATTATCTCTTTCTATTACACGTTATTAAAGCCCAAAAGAAGCAGATAATATTCAAGATAATGCAATCATGCAAAGAAAGATGAAGATAGTAGTATTAGCAGGGCGGAGCCTTTCTATCTCTCCTACCCTTATGCCGTGCGGATGCACTTTTTCTTTCTACTAATTGAGAGATATAAGGAGAGGAAGGCGCGGGCGACCGCAAAGGGGGAAAGTCGCTTCGCTTTGTTTCCCCCTTTCCAATCCCCCGAAACGATTCTCTCTCTTCTCAAATCTTTCAAAAAACAAAAGGGTAGGCATTAAGCCTACCCTTCTAACCAATCCAAATAAAACTTAATCACTCATCCTCATCCTGGAACTCGTCCAGGCGCGGAGGATTCTTTTTGTCGGGCTTGACCAGTTCGTCGAAGGTGGCCGGCACATCCGCTGCGGCGCGGAAGACATAGACCACACGTTCGCCCTTTGCCAGTACGAAGCCCGCTGGATCATCGCCTCGCTTGATGCGGTATCCATTCTCATCCTTCTGTGTTACCCACGTAGTCAGACGAATACTCTCATCCTTCTCGTCAGTCAACGAGCGGCGATAGCATACACGCGGCATAAACACATACTGCATCGCATCGCAGTAAGAACGCAATAACCCCTTAAACTCGTTCATATCCGCTTTGCTACAGTAGATGGACGGACGCTCGCCCAAATATTCTCGATAATCCAAATACATTTCACGCCGAGAGAGCGGCATACCAAACTTACTCTCGTCGGCAAAATACTCGTTCGCCCACTGCACGAAATCCTTGTTGCCCACCTGACCGCTGGCCATAGACAACTTACCCTCGTGACCCATGAAGGGGCGAATAATATCTTTGTGCGACAAATAAAACTGCAAACACCACATCATGAAGTTCTGACAGAGCGTATATTCCTCGGGCGTCAAGCCATCAGGAATATTACAACCAAACATCTTGCGCACCGACATTTCCACCGTCTGGCCGTTCACCTTGTGGTAGCCAATCGGGCCACCGACGGGAACCATCATGAATCGGCCCTCGGTAGACGACGAATCCATGCGCGGCATACGGTTAGACGTAATCTGAACCTTGGGGCAATCCTCTTCGCGAATCGTCACCTCGTCCTCGTAGAGCGTCTTTACCTCCATGACCGAGTTGAGGTTGTAGAACTGTTCCTCGTCGATGCGAGAAGAAAGGTCGTCAATCAAGATATTCGACTGCACCCCGAAACGGAACTTCGCGAAGTTCTTGGCAAAGTTATCGTGCGTCTTCATACCCTTACCAGGGACCAGCAAGAAATGACGCACACAACCGATAAGCGACGCCAGCGCCGTTTTACCGGTGCGGCCCGAAGCCTTGCCGCCGAACAGACAAGAATAATCCGCCCACTGTACCAGGAACGCCTTGGAGCGGTCGCGATAACGCGAGAGCAAATAGCCAAAGGCATTACACTTCACAATGAAATGCAAGTCCTGCTCCTGCTTCTGCTGCGGAGAGAGCGCGATGCCAGCCCGTTCGTCCTTCCAGTATACGCGGCCAGCCTCGTACACGAAACGCACCGCAATCGGCTGTTCCTCGTAAGGCTTTAACCATTCGACACGATACGCCCACAAGCGCTCATACGACAAGTATTCCGACTCCAGCACCTCCTTCTCGGCATCCGACATACCGCGCGTTTTGCGCGCCTCAATCTCTCGTCGTTTCTCGGCCAATCCCAACTCATCGCGATAGATACGGAATGTAGGCGCCACCTCCCGTTCAAAATCATTCGGCAAGATGGACGAGCGAAAGAAATGGAACGGCGCCTCGCGGTACGACAACTTGCGCACCGAATCTTTCGTTACCTTCACCACCCCGTTGCGAAACGGGAAATACTCTGTATCCTCATCCCACGAGCGCAAGTTCAAATCCACATCCGCCAACTGGATACACGTATCCCGATTGAGCGACTGCGACTTTGTAATCGCGTCGCACAGTTTCGGATAAGAGCGAATACCCCGAATAACCGAAACAAAGTCCTTCATTTCGCCACGGATCACCTTGACAATATCCTTCTCCGGGATAATATCCACCACGTTATCCGAAACACGCACATAGATATGGCGATTCTCGTCGAGCGTGTAACGGAAGATACCGCGCGCCTCGGCCAACTGCAGAGCCGAATTGCCCGAGATTTCGTAGTCGATAAAGAATCCCTGTGCGTATTTCTTAGACGAACGCTTGACCTCGTGAAAGAACTGCATATCCACCGAGTTCTGAATCAACGTAGAGAACCGCTGCTCCACATTGCCATAGAATCGCATAGATTCCATGTTGTTGTTCGGGCGATACAAGTTAAAGAAATTCTCGGCATCCTTTGCCGGCTTGCCCGTGCGCGCGTCCACGTATTCAGACAATACCTTCGGCAGGTGGATGATACGCAATCCCAGGTGCTTCATCGCCCAGCGATTCGCTTCCTCTTCGCCCGTGCGGTCAATATCAAAACAGATGTAAATATCCTCGCAACACGCCTTCAACTTCGCGAACAACTCCGTCGACATATCCGCCGATTCCGAATTGAACCATACCACGTGCGCACCCGAATGGAAGTAGACACTCATTGCATCGCGAGGCCCCGAGCAAATAATCAAGTGACGAAAGACGTTTCGCGTAGACTGATTGCCCTGCGCGTCGACCTCGCTATGCGCGAACAAGCCAGCCGCCTTCTCCCCCACCTTCGTTTCGCGAATGTCGTTCACATCGCCCGTGCGGAGATAGTTCATCACATCCACGTCGCCATACACCATCGTAGCCAGCGAGCGTTGCGGAGCGCCAGCCGCATACCAGAACATAAACTTCGAGCCACCCATGTGACCCGGACGATAATACGGCTCATACTTCTTCCCCCACGTATGACCGCCATACGCAAAGTTGAAAATCGGATACACCCTCGAGGATTCCACTCGATAAGACTGCAGCACCCCATTCTTGTCCGCCTTCGCCTTTGTGACAAACCACTTGACCGGGAAGACCGAAAACACCCGAGAAATCTCGGAGCGATTGAAGTTGCAATAATCCTCGTCCTGCAGATACGCATCCGACAGATTGCCGTAGAAGTTGTCGCCCCAGGAATACGCAAAGCGAGGCGAGCCATCCGCGTTATACAACGGCACACGATGCGTTTCGCCCACCTCGTCGACCGTGCTGGCATACACCAAGCGGCGGCGACAGCCCAGCGCCTCCAAATCCTCGTCGGAAAAATCCTCCTTATACTCGAACTGATAAGCCGGAGAAGGATCCACCACCGAGCGCCGCGACACAAACTCCGCTTCCTCCTTCCCCTCGGCCACCATACCCATGATGGTAGACACCGACAGAATCACTTCCAGCGAGTCCGCCGGCTTACCGAGAAATTCCGCCTCCAGTTCCAGCGGACCAGAGCCGCCCACGCCACAAGACGCACATACATAACGCTGCACCGAACGGCTATCACCGTCGGCGCCCGACTCGATGGAAAACGAAGGATTATGGTCATTGTGGAAAGGGCACACATAATACAAGCGCCCACCCTTCTCGAACCGAGGGTAATGACCGTGAGCCGCCAGTACCTTTTGCAAAGGTTGGCAGCGCAACATGCTGATATAGCGTTCAGTAATTTTCATTATCAAAAAGCAAGATCAATAATCTAATTTGGTTTTGTTGTAAAGTGCGAGCCAATATAAAATTTCAAGCACCCAGTACGAATCCGAAGACCCCTCCCTACACAACGTACCTCTTTGCAACAACAAACGAAAACAGGCAAAGTTTATCTATATTCTCTTAAAATTCAATAAATAATTATAACAAAAATATCTTGCAAGAATTACATTCTGACGAAAGAGGTACATTCATAAGACAAAAGTAGTTGAAAATTTCATAACGTAAATCAATTACGGCAATATATTAGGAACAATTAACAAAAACAGGTATGAAGTACGTATATGACATGAGTCCGCTCGGCCCCTATTTGCGAGCAGAGCAATTCACACAAGCAGAGTTTAGCGAACTGTTACACATCAGCGGTTGTACCCTTCGCCGCTACATCAACAACGAGCGCAAACCCACCCTGCAAGAATTATTAAGAATCTGCAACACGTTGAGAATAAGCGTTCACAATTTTATACATCATGCAGATTTAACCATGCGAATCACCGCCTTCCCCGAAGAAACCTTCCAGCCCATACGATTCAGGCAGGACGCTATTGTACGGTTTGGCGCCGAGCGTCACATGACGCAGAAAGAGATAGCGCATGAAGTCAGTCAGCACTGCGGACGCCGATACCCCGAATCCACGTTAGTCCGCATCAAGAACGGCAAGGTAGTAACGCCCGACTTCCTGGTAGACTTCCTGAACTGCTACGACCAGACCCTCGACACCCTCTTCGACGACCCACAAGTCACCTATGAAGAAGGCGACGCGCAAGAAGTCAGATTGCCCTACACTTACGTTGCAAACTGGCGCCGTGCCTTTAACGCGATAAAGAAAGACAACGACCGCATGAGAATGAAGCTGCGCGAGTATCAGGCCAACGAACGAAACCAAGGAGCAGACGTAGTATCAGAGCCTGCCCCACCCTATCAGTGCAAGGCCGGCGAATCACCCGAACTTCCTCTGCCCAACATGGAGCGAGAAATACGACTGCAGCGCATCCTGAACAGATTGGAAAACTGCTTGCGCGAGTTGCGAATCCTGCTAAGCGAAGACCTCGTTTAAGAGGCGCGAGAGAAAGTTTTTATTTTTTTTGAGAGAAAACACGATTTTTCTTCGCATTCGCACGATTTGGTTTATTGTGTTGATTTGCAACGGCAAACGAAAGAAATCATCGTGCGAAGGCCGCAAATCGTGCGAAGTGATACGCTCTGCACAACGTGCATAACGAAACAAGTAAAGACAGACGGAGGGCAGACGCAAGCCCTCCGACTGCCCCTGCTTTAGATATGAGAGCCGGTACGGAAACCCTCGAAGGCGCAGACCGCCGTGAAAGAAATGTCGATAACTCCCTTCTCGATTTGCGAGTATACGGTGGCATCATCGCTCGTTTCAATCACCACGGGAATCATCCGTTCCGTTTGCTCGTCGTACATCCACACCCGATTGGATTGAAAGAAGTCCGATACGAACCAACGCGCCCAGTCCTCGGAGATAGGTCCGGTGGATAACGTGTAAGTCTGTTCGACCGAAGACAGTCGCTTGATGTAAGACGACGTAGGCGCAAACGAACGGCCTGCCACGCGCGTCAGGCGCTCCGCCTCGAAGGAATTAGCCAGCGCCTTGCGGCCGTAGCAAACCACACTCTCCAGGCAACCGTAGCGATTCACAAACTCGAAGTAAGTAGCCGAAGCCTGCTTGCC